CTCTGTACTACTGTCCACTGTACCCTTCTCAATAATGGGTATGGCTTCAGATTCTGCACGGACGTAAACGTTGTGCTTCTTCTTGGCCATTATGGACTTGAGTAATCTCCTCGTTTCCCACAAGGACTTGAGATGAGACAAAGCCAGCTTGTACTTCTCTGCTTCCAAGGCGGTGTAAGCATTAGTGTAATAAGCTTCGATCATATAAAACATTTCCGGTTCCACGCCGGGAAATGGATTAGCTGGCAATAACTCTTCTCTCTCCTTAATTTCTTGCTCGACTTCATTCAAAAAGTCTTCCAAAGTTGGGGGGGTAGTTGAATTGCTGAGGGGATGAAATTTTGTTGAGGTTACCCTCGTACTCTCAACAGGCGAGACACTTCTTTTAATTTGAGTCAGACCAACGGTGACTGACTTTTGAGTCTTGATAGCAATGGGCATGTCTTCTGGTTCCACTACTACATCTTTTGCTCGGTAAAACTCTATCAACTTCTCATAAGTGTGAAAATGAGTTTCTAAAAGTTTTGGCGTGCTGCCAAACTCTTTTGTGTAGACCTCTATCAAGTACGCTCTCCAAGAGTCATACTCTTTTTTCTCCAAATGGAAAAAACTCTCTCTCAAACAAGAGTCAACAACTCCCGCCATCTGGATAGCAGGGGAAGCGACTGAAGAAGGTTCTGTCCATTGAAGCATCTTCAAAATGGAGTCTGTCTCAAGTGGGCCAACGAAACGCCCCAAATCCTTCTTGAAAACAAACTTTCTCTTCAAAAACGAAGCCGACTCTGGACTCATAAACTTAACGTTTATCTCTCCTTTGGCCGCCGACGTAAACTCCATCCCTATTGACTTAACAAAAGCCGCAAAGGTGATATTGTTGAAGCGATCTGCCACCTCTGGCTTAACCGCTGCAATCATGTCGTCTCCATACAAAATGGGTAGAACAAACTCAAAAAAGTCGAGATTTCTCAAATGTGGATCAGAATACCACGCCAGAAGTAAAATGGCAAGATTTCTCAACGAATTGTCTTCAGCAGTACCATACTTGCCTGAAGGTTGTTTGCCGACAACTTGATAAATGTCACCGTTCATCTCGTAAGTCAAAAATAAAGATTCACTTAGAATACCCATAGTGATCTTCATAGCCGCCTCATTGTAGCCAAAAGTCCTCAACACGTTCAAAATAACGGTATTGACTATATGCCCAACATCAGCCGGCATTGAAACATCGTAGCCGCCATAATCACCCTCCATCCAAAGAGGGGAAAAGTCAACCAAGTGTTTTCTCAGATTGTGGAAGTCCCTGTGTGCGTCTGTTCCTATGGCCGAATAAAAAGCGTCACAATTTGACACCATCGTGCTATACAAAGGACCTAGGTACATACGAGCTAGCACCAGATTAACAATGTTAGTCATAAAGAAGCAACGCGTTTTACCGCAATTACACTTTTCAACTGCTCTTGGTTCATCTTTCAAAGCTACGGTGTGCACAAAACCAGGAGAAACCTTGTCATCCAATTTCGCCAACGCTCTTTCCAGTGCTTCCAGGGCGGAAGGGGTCAATCTCACAATACCATACTCATCTCTATAAGTGTGGTCTGTCTTTGAGCCCTTAAATCCAAAACCTGCAGACGTACTTGTGCGTATGCCGTCAAAGAAATCATCATCTTTTGCTCCATTCAACGCGGCCTCCAATGAAAAAGGTTCGAACTTCGTGTATCCAGCCTTATAAAGGTTAGCTACGATTTTGTCCGTCATAACACGAACTACTTTCATCTTCACTTTGGAACTAAACGAAAAATCCGGCGTGTCTGTCTTTCGCAAATTGATGTTAAAAGGAGACACATAGACATTGTTGACCATTTTCGGAGCCATCATAGGTTTTGAAAACAAAGTTCCT